CTTTTAATGTATATGTTCTAAATGCAGATGGGTCAGTTTTATACAATGTATCTGTTTTTAGTTTTGAGAAAGTTGCCCCACCTTTCATTGTATCAGATAGCATTAATTTTTCAAATTCACCAGCCCCTATTGCTTGCTTTATTTGCTTACAAGTAACAGATGATTTAAACATAGTTTTTAACCATCTGAAGAATCTATCAGGAACAACTTCACTAAACTTTATAACTGATAATTTTTTATCAGGCGATATACCTACTAAAAATACCAAACTAGCATCAGGGCCTCTAAAGTTTTTCTTAGTACCATCCACATATTCATAAGATTCTATTTTATAAATATTTCTGGTTTTTAAACTTGTTTTTACTGCAGGTACTTGCTTTTTTATGTATTTTTTATATAGGTTCGCGTTTGCCATTACTAAACTTTATTCAATTTAGGTATTTGCATTTTTGATGCATTTACTTTTGGTGCATTGAATGGAACAAATTGAGGTTGTTTCTTTACATAAATATCCATTAATTCAGTAAACTTATCATGCATTTTTTCCAACGTAAAGTTTTTTAAAGTATTTTCTCTCAATCCTTTTGATTTTTCTAAGTAAGAATCATATTTGTTATACACATCATAAATCTTATTTGCTGCGTTTGAATAATTTACAGTAAACCATTGTGCTTCTTTCATACAAAATTGGTCAGCTGCTGATTCATCTACTTGAGTTAGAGAACCTTCTAATAAAACTGAATGTTCTGCTGGTAAGAAATCCATTTGTCCACTCCAACCACTTGCTATAATTGGTTTACCTGTCAAAGTAAACTCAGCCATAGGTCTACCATACCCTTCACCTTTAGCAAATGAAATCATTGCTTTAACTTTTGGATGATGGTATAAGTTACTCATATCAGTTTCTTCCATATCACCATGTATCAAATACACAGATGGACATTTATCACCAAATGATTTTAATACCTCATCAATCTTTCTACGAGTTTCTTCTCTATCTATTACACTAAATCCAGCATGAGATGTTTTAACAACCAATGCAGGTCTTTTATCTTTTGGTAGATATTGGAATATGGTTGCAAATGTTTTAATTGCCATACCAATATCTTTTCTATCATTTCCCAACGAACCTTTTAACCAATGACCAACAACCAAAAAACAAAAATCTTCTTTTACATTTGCTAACACATCATTACCACTTCCCTTAGAAAATATTTCAGTATCAACTCCTTCAAAAAGAACTTCGATTGGAGTTGTTGTTTTAATTTCACCAACAATCTGTCCAGATGCTTGGTCTTTTTGTTGATATACAGTTCCACCTAAATTACTTTTTGTGAATTGCGATGGTACAATAATCAAGTCCATTTTGTTAGAACCATCTATAAAATCTTTTGGTGCTATTGTAGTTTCAACGCCAGCAGTTACGCCAATGTTATAATGTCCTTTTGGTTCAAATTCGTTTGCTACTGAAACTTGCATAAACACATCAGGCTTTTGTTCAATTCCTGTAATAACTCGTTCTAACATCCATCTACCAAATTCGGATTCTCCATCTATTTGGTTTTGTGGAGTGTTTCCCCAACGAAGTGGGATAATTTTAATATCATACTTATCCATCTTGCGTAGGGATTTCATTAAATCTCTACAATGGTCACCATAACCAGAACGAGTGAATATAGGTCCTTGAAATACTAATGTTGGCTTATTCATATATTATAACTTATTTAACTTTAAATACCTCAAATCTTTGGCGAGGTTTCCAATTTTCAAATGTAGATTCAATTCCATCAACAAGAGTTTTACACATATTTGTATGAGTCAAACCAGCTTCATTGATGAAAAACTCTCTACCAATTAAGGCGTTAGCTTTTCTTTGTTCCTTTGGTGTATTATATACTTTTAAAATTGCTTCAGATACATCTTCAATATCAACTCTATCATCCCAAATATAAGGTGTAGGGACTGAACCTGCTAATGCTAATGCTCTACTCCACACCGGCGTTACCCAAGGACCAGGAATTGCTTTACCTTCCCACTCTCTCCATTGGTGAAGTGAACCAATCTTAATATAATCATCCGCAACTAATACATTACCTTCTACTTTAAATCCACATTGGTCTTGCAATCCACCAGTTACGTTTACAATGATTGGTGTACCAGCCATTACCGATTCTGCAGTTGCCAATCCAAATCCTTCATTGTTAGCTATATTGATTGTTACATCTGCTATATTATAATTCCAATTCAATTCATGTTGTAATCTTCTTTTTTCTGAAAATATGATATTACATTCAGGTGCCATTGTTTCAATTACTGCAGGTAAATCAGTTCCGTTCTCATCCACAGGTTGTGTGTGCATTACCAATACACATTTATCTGCCTTCTCTTTACCAATCTTATCACAAAACTTTTGGAAAGCTACAATAACATCTGCAGGTTGTTTTCTTCTGATATTACGATTACTCCAATATAATACAAATTCATACTCTTTACCACCTAAAATTTCTTTACGGTATTCATCAGGCACTTCAGTTGGTTTATATAAATCGGTATTGATGCCATGTGGTACATAACTTACTTGCCAATCTTCTTTTGGTTTCCAAGTTGGTTTAGTATCTAATGCTGATAATCTTTTAATAATGCCATACGTTTGACGTGAGATACATCCAATCCAATCACAACTCTCATAGTAGTTACGATTATATAATGGGTCTGGTAAATCATCCCAAATTGCGTAAAATAAAATTGGAACATTTTGTCTGATTTCATGTTCAATATCATACAACCATGTCCAATAACGTGGGTCAGTAAAGTGTAAGATAGCATCGGGTTGTTCTGTGTTAATTAACTGTCTAATCAAATCAGGGTTACCATAACCATTCCAAGGAAGTATCTTTAGGGAAGCATCAGCTACTCCATAATTCTTTTGAATATCTTCACTTAAATCTAAAATTTTACCAGCTTCTGGGTGATTGATTGCGGCTCCTACTTGAAACCAATCATATTTGTGTACTGTCCCTAAAACAAATTCTTTGGACATTGTTGCGATACCACTCGCCATTCTTAAATCATCTGAAAGTAACAGAATCTTTTTCTTTGCCATAACGTATTAATGTTGTTAAAATTGTGAACCTGATATTTGTAGTTGTAGATATTCATTCATTTCTTTTCTAAAATCTTCATCTTTAACATATCTTTCAACTGTTCTATTTACCAGTTTTTGAAGTGTTACATCCGAATCAAATGAAACTTTTTTAAATGATGAATACACATCTTTCAATATCTTCACAGTTGTAAGTTTTGTGTTTTCTTGAATCATTGTTTTGCGTATTTAATATATTTGTATATATAAGTATATACAAACATAAAAAAACAAATGATTTTTAGAAAGTTTTTTTAGGAAGCCTTTCCATCACAAATACCTCTACTCATAAACTCACACCACTTACAATTCTTTTTGTTGGTGCCAGGTACTTTTGGGAATGGAATATCTTTAAATGTACCATCATCATTGAATACAATATTAACAAATTCTACGAACTCATCATATACTTTTGTAACGGATGGTGCTCCATTTGCCGGAATATGTTTAGATACATACGGAATTGGAAACGCAGAATCTTCAGGAAGTTTTCTACGCATGATTTGATATTCTACTCTAATCTTTTGTAATGGAATATTGAATAACTCTGAATAGTATTTTTTATAAAGAAGTATTTGTGCGTTTTTAAACTTATCCGCCTTTTGATACTGATTCCAACCCATTGTTGATGTCTTAAGGTCAATAATGATAATTGAGTTCTCAGCCAAATCTCTTAATACAATATCAATAAATCCAATGAAGTTTACACCTTCTTTGATTTTAGCGTTCAAAGGAATTTCAATACCAACCAATTCATAGCCGGATTTAGAATAAAACTTTTGCATGTTTTTTGTAAGCCATGCTAAGATTCTTCTACCATCACCATAGAATTCTTCTAACTCTATTTGAGTACAAGGTGTACCTTCGCTAAGCGATTCTTTTTCTTTAGTAAAAGCATCTTTCATTTTTTCTAAAAGAAGTTTATCTAAATTAATTTCATCTGCTTGCTTTTTGGAAACACCATACATAACCGAAAGGTAATGTTGGATAGTTTCGTGCATTCCAGTTCCAAAGATTGTATGAATATTGCCAGAGCTCTCACCCAATTTATCTATGTAGTTTAATTTGTATTGTTGTGGACATGAACTCCACATACTATATTGTGAAAATGATACTTTAGCCATTATATTGTTTTATTGTATAAAGATACGAAAAATACCCGAGTTTACCAAATTAAACTTTGAGTTTTAACTTAGTAATTTGCTTAGGGTCAGTACCATACGCTTCAGCTATTTCTTTAATATGTAATTTACCAGTTGTAGTTTGGTAAAGAATTTCCAAATAACCCTCAGCTTCCAATTGAGATACTTCATAATACTTTGCAACCAGTTCAATTATCCAACTTTCATATTTATCAGCTGAGGCTGGTTTCATATATTTTAAGAATGCTCTCGTCTTTGGAATTAATTCTATCAATGCTAAGTACATAGCTTTTGGTGGCGCGTTCTGAATATATGGTTGTATTTCTGCAATTGTTTCAACCCATTCGTGTTTCATTGAAAGAAAACGGAGTATCATATAGTTACTCCAAGTCTTCTTATCGCTTTCTTCCAATGAATCCCAATACTTTGGGTCTTTCTTATCCGTAATTGCGTTTAGATGGTCGAATAATGTTTTAGCCATATTATGCTTCTTCTTCTACTTTTAAACCTGGAGGTAATAATTCATTAAGTACTTCACCACAATCTCCACAAAGGAATAATTCAACTGGTAGTACTTCATCTTTTGGTTTACCGGTTAATAATTTTGAAATTCTACGGAATCCAAAACCTTGTACAAAAATCTCACCACCGCATTTCTTACAAGCGATAGCTTCAGTTTTCTCTAATGGAATTGGTTTTTCTTCTTGTCCTCCTATTGGTTGTCCACCTGCTCCTAAAATATTTGCCATATTATAATGTATTTAAAATTTTAATCATTGTAGCTGCTGCTATAATTTCTTTATCGTTTGCCAAAGAAGAATTAGCTACAGCTTCTCCTAAGAATAAGATAACACCGGATGTATTGTTTGGTGCATATTCATCAACCTTATCATAGAGTAAAGTGTATAATTCTGAAAAATCATTTGCTTTAGAATCTATGATAGCCTGTCTTACTTTCATGTATTTGTTTCTATTATCATCATTAGATTTAAGAATATCAATTATCTTCATCTTATAATCATTTTCTAATAGATTTTGTACATCTACTCTTAACTTACCTTTATTTGAATTTAATTGGCAAGTATTAATTACTTTACGAATATCAGGATAACTAGCATCAATTATTGGAACTAAATCTTTAATATCAAATTCAATATTTTCAGCTTTCAAAATTTTACTCATTTGAATTGCTACATCCTTTTTAGTTGGTGGAACAATTTGAAATGATTGGCATCTACTCTGAATTGGTTCGATTACTTTTTCTACATAGTTACAAGTTAAAATGAAACGGCAATGTGCTGAAAATGTTTCCATTAAGTTTCTTAGGATTGCTTGTGCTTCTTTACTCATATAATCAAACTCATCCAAAATGATTACTTTAAATTTCTTAAAGCCCATCGAAGATGCAAAGTTCTTTACTTTAGTTCTAACCATCTCAACATTGTTCTCATCGGATGCGTTGATAATCATATAATCACAATCAATTGATTTAACAATTAATTTTGCTAATGTAGTTTTACCAGTACCAGCTCTACCAAATAATAGTAGATGTGGAATATCATCGTTTTCTAAATAACCGGCAACTTTTGTTTTTAAGTGTTCGTTACCCACATAATCATCTAACTTTGTTGGTCTATATTTTTCAGTCCACAATGTGTGATTTACACTTTCTTCTTGATATTCAAACATATTTTATTTTTTATTTTCCAGTTGAACCAAATCCACCATCACCTCTTTCGGTATCTGATAACGTATCAGCTTCTTCGAACTCAATTGTTGGATGTGGGATAATCATAATTTGTGCAACTCTATCACCTACCTTATAATATTCATTTGTTGGTAGTTTTGTTTCATCATAAAAACCCTCACTACCAAATATTTTATTAAATGTAGCTTGTAGTTCACCCCTATATCCACTATCAATTACTCCAACCGAATTACTTAATTGCAACCCAGTCTTTCGGATTGATGAACGAGGGAATACTAATCCTACAAATCCTTCAGGTATTTCTAATGCAATACCCATACCATAAGTAATTTGGTCTGGTGTATCTTTAAGAATTTCCGTTGCTACCAAATCCATTCCAGCATCACCAACTTTAGCATAAGATGGAATTTGTGCTAAAGGATTAAGCTTCTTTATTTTCACTTTCATTTGTATTATTTTTAAATGCTTCTTTTTGTTTTTGTCTTAATTCTCTACCTTCTTCAGTAAGTTCTCTAGCAAATAATTTAAATAATTTTCCAGTCTTACCATTTTGAAAAGTTATGTAAGAGTTTTCAACATTTGTAATTGTAAAAATTACTTTAGGGTCTTCACTCTTATTTAAATCATCATCAGTCCAAGCAAATACCTGCGGTTCATCTTCATCAAATTGAAAACACCATTCGCATTCTTCATACTTTTTTTGTGATAGTGTAATATCACCAATTGATTGTAATTGTTCAGATTGGTCTTCAATCTTTATTTCTTCTTTTTTTGTTTTTTTAGCCTTTGCCATAATTTTAATTTTTTATCTTCCTACTTCTGATAGGTATTTTGCTTTCATTTCCTCCCAACTAATTCCAATAGCATCTATGTAGAATAAGTGTTCAGGTTTAATTCTTCCTTCATCATGTAGTTTTGTATATCTACTGATTGCGTGTTTCTTCCACCATTTGTTGATGTATTCAGTACCTTGCTTAAACTTATCCTTAAGGATTAATTGTTCTTCGGTGATTTCGTTACGAAGGAATTCATTTCCATTCTCATACATCATAGCAAAATACACACCTCTCTTAAATCCGTGATGGTATTCGTTTGCTTTGATACTACACTCTTTGAAAATCTTTCCTAATATTTTTTGTTTGATACCACTAACAGGTCCGTTAGCTTCATAACCCATATTAGCACCATTACGAGCTCTTTCTCTAGTGATATTTTCTTCATACCACTCTGAATGATTTTCTTTAATCCATTGATGCCACGGGTCATAAAATTTATCATCCGGCTTCATACTAATCTTACCAGCGGATTCTCCTAATGTTTTAAACAAAGGAATACCATTATATTGAGAGTGAATACCATACAAAGATGTTGTACCTACTGCAATCAAAACATTATCATACTTTGATTTCCAATATGCTCTAACCTCCGGTGTAGTTGTCATCATAGCGATTAACTTACCACCTAAGAAGTTATAACCTAATGGCTGTGTACATACGATAGTGGAAGCGATAGTGGTGTTGTTTAACTTACCATCAACAAATTTATTATCCTTAGTCCAACCAATAAAGTTATCTCTAACTGCCATAGCTGTTACATCGGATGCCAATGAA